GTTGACGTTGTTTAACCGCGCTAGAAAGTTCGACGATCCCCAAAATGCGTAGTTGGTTTGATAGGCGGCAAACTGCTGGCTGCTCAACACGACGTTGGTGAATTGGTTGACGGTCACGAAGTTGGTGCCCGGCGTGCCGTTAGTGCCGTTCGCCCCGGCAGGAATACCAACCTCGTAATAAGCAATGCCACCGCTGATGCCGAGATTGGTGGTGTAAGCCGGCGTGCCGGCGGGCAACGTCACCGTGTTGGTGATTTGAATATCCGTGATGCCGCCGCCGCTGGGTGCCGCCCAGTAAAAGTTGCCCGATCCATTCGCCGTGGGAACGTAGCCGGAATGACCGATGGCGACACTGCCGCCCTGGTCATACAAATAATCCAAAAACAGTCCATGCGTGTGGATGTTCCCGGCCCCGTCGCTGGTGATGACGCCGCTGTCAAAGTTCATAGTGGCAGCCGGGGCGAACGAAGTGATCCAGGCGATGGCGGCCGCATCCAGCGCATTACTGCTTACCGTGCCGTCTGCGAGGTTGGTGCCGTTGATGGCGAGTTGCTGACCATCGCCGATGAAGGTGCCGCTAAGCGTGTAGTTGGTGCCTCCATTGGTGAGTGCCACATTGTAAAGATTTGCGATGGCCGTGTTCTGGTTCGTGATGCTGGTCAACATGAAGGTGAGGTCGGCGCCAATCACCGGCCAGTAGTTGCTGCCGGCACTTAAAACACTGGCAAAATAGTTGATGTTGTAATTTATTTTCGTGAACGCCACCGGCAGGGTATCGCCAGTGCCATCGTTCGGCGCAGAGCCGATGAACACGTTGGTGATCTGTGCGGACAGCAGCATCGGCATCAGGGCAATCAGGAGAATTATTTTTTTCATATTGTTTGGGTGTTATCAGCGGTGATGAAGGTGTTGTCGGCCGTCACGGAGTAATGGAGATTGTTTGCCTTCGCCCAGCCCGCCGGGTCCTGCCCGATGACGACGAAAAAATAACGCGCCACGACCGGCGCATCACCGACCGAGAGAACGGGGAACGGCGGCACGGTTGGAAACGGCAGATAGAACGGACTCGTCGGTGACTGATCGTTGGAAATGATGTCCCCTGGGTTAATCACGCCGTGCCGGATGACTTTGATTTCCACCAGCGGAAAATGGCCGTGCGTCCCGTAGTAGCTATTGTTCCAGCCTTCATGGTTGCCACCAGAATCCCACCATTGAACCGTCGTGGACATCTGCGTGCATTCCCCAATCCAAAACGGAATGTCTATCGGAAAAGAAAACGTGCTGTCCAGCTTGGACTGCCCGCGAAAAATACACAGCCCGCCGCCGCCGCCGGAGGAGCTTCCCTGGTCGCTGATTGTCCAGCCGCATTTTGCGGCGATGTTGGGAAGCCCGGCGGCCGACACTCCGAGTGGTCCCGATGACTGAATCGACCCGTTATAGGTCGCAGGTGATACGCCCGCGATGTTGTCACCGGGATTGACCAGAAAATCCTTGTAGTAAATATCCCCGAACGCCGTGGCCCAGGTGGATGAGAAACTCTTGGCGAAAAAATCGTTGTAGCAGCCCGTGTAAATGGGCGGCAGCGAAATCAGGCCGGACAGCGTTGTGGTGTAGTCCGCCGAATACATTTTATATGGGCTGCTGTAAAACGGTAGGATCGCACCACCGCTATAGGTAACGTATCTGATTTGACGAAAATAGGTGTCACTGAAATTTGTTGAGTCAACACTGACGCAATTGATCGTGCCGGCGGGCATGTTGCCAGCAAAGCAACCCCAGCCCGTATTGGTGCCCGCATCGGGATTAGAGGTTGCGGGGTAGCCTGCCGTGGTCGGGCAATTACCAGAAAGCGACGCGACGCCTGTGAAGGTTTCCACCGTCACCCCGTTTGAAATAACGGTGCCCGTGGAGTAATCCCAAAAGGTTCCATTGCTGGTATAAACCTGCGTGGCCGTAGTGTATAGCTTCCACGCTCGGAGGCATGAATCGTAGGGCGTTACGGGCGGTGGAATCAACGTCTGTGATGGCGGGACGTCGTAACCGTAATCAGGAAACAGAGCCACGACATAGCCGGGGCTGAGGAGCTGCGCGGAAAGGAAGCTGGCAAAACCGTTGATGCGCTTGTGCAAATAGCCCATGCGCGTCAGCACGGCGGGCGGAAGCTGATTTCCATTCAAGTGCTTGACGGGTGATTCTTGAAGTGCCGATTGCCCCGCGCCGCTCCCGACGCGGCCACTGATGATCGCACACATCACTTTCATTCCAGCAGCAGGCATAAATCATTGAATAAATCTACGCGCCCAAACACGGGGAACAGATTCCTCCAGAACCACCGGGACGGAGGACACAACCATTCCAGTGGGCATCGAGACAACCTTGATGACGCATTGAGAGGTGAGAAAAGTATAAGCGGTGCTACCGGTTGGCGGAGTGGTCAGGTAACTGGAAAAACCCAGCGTCGCCATCGTGACATATCGCGGATAGCAGACTTCATATTCCGTGTTGGTGCCATCATTGGCCGTGCGAGTGTTGTCGCCGGTGTAGCTGGAATAATTCACCGTAATGCCATCAATCAATTCGGACGCAACGCTGACGCGCTGCCGGTTGTATTTAGCAACATTGACCGCCGTGCCGAAAGCCAGCGTCAGGACGCCAGACGGGAAGGTGACAGAGATGGGAACCGCCACAAAGTAATCCGCATTGCTAAGAGTGGTGATGGCATACATCTGCGCACCACCGCCGCCGATCTGCGACCAGACGCTCGTCGAATTACTGCCGGCGGTCGTGCAGGCGTAAAGCGCCTTGGCCGTGCTGTCGAAATAAAAGTCCGCCGGTTGCAGCGCGAGGTTGAACGTCGCGCCGGTGCCACTACCCGTCGAGTTGGTCGTCGTCACCGGGTTGGCGGAATAAACGCTATAAATCCCCACCGTGGAAACATGATAATCCGTGATGACGCCAGCCAGCACCGCGTCCACCGTAATCCGGGCCACCTGCGAGGCCGTTCCCGCTCCCACCACGCAATACAAAATATCACCCACAACATAGCCCGTGCCGGCGGCCACCAAAGAGGCGGCCATAACAAAACCGCTGGTCGCGGCGCAGTAGCGACCATTGCCGGCGACGAGCGTGGAAGAGGTAGGCGCTCCGCTCCCGTTAAAGAGCCGCTGCACCAGCAACGGATCGTCTGCGGCCACGTTGATAACCGCCGGGGCGTTGGCGATGACGGCGTGGGTGGCCTGAAATTTTACGATGCTCATAACGCGCGGTTAACGGCCACCTGCTTGGAATCTAAATTGACCTGGCTCACGACCGCCGTGGCCGGATCGCCTTCGGTCGTGTAGTTGATCAGTGTGAGCGCCGAGTCCACGGACAGCCCGGCCACGGTGTTCGCGTCCGGGGTGTTGCGGGCCATGTCCACGTTGGCGTTCTGGTCGCCGTAGCCGGTCGCGCGCTGCCCGGCGAACATGAACACCTGACGCGTGCGGAAAAATTGCAGCAGCTCGTTCCAGTCCTGCGGCGACAAGTGTTTGGCCGGGCCGATGTCAATCCGCTGATGGTTGGTCGTCAGATCAATCTCGCTGCCGGCCACGGTCAAATTCACCCATGCCGCATCGCCGCCAGAAAGATTCAGCACATTCCAGTGACCGATGATCTGCGCGAGCGGGATGCGCGGCGCATTACCAATCAGGCCGGGATCAACAATCTCGTGCTCGCCGTCGAAATCCAAATCTTTGCGCGAGTTGTAAATGTTCTGCGCGAGGCCGTTCGCGGCCGTCTCGGCGAGCTGGTTGATGTTCAGCCCGTTGTAAGTCGTCACGCCGGCGGGAGAATTGGTGAGCGTGATGTGGCACTCAAAATTGTGGGACGTGCTTTTGCGGATGGCCCGGCCGTTCATGTCCGTCTCGGCCGGTGTCGTTCCCGCCACGTCGTATTCGACGAACTGGACTTTGACTTTGACGGTGGCGCGGATGGCGTTGATCTGCGTGCCATCGTTTTTTTTCATCCAGGCGTGATAAGTGCCCTTGACGAGCCGGCAGGGATAGTTCGCCAGGTTGATGGCCGCGCCCGTGTCATCGGTCACCGTGGCGTCGCCGATCACCACGGCGGCACCAGCCGTGTCTTGAAAGCGGATCTTCCAATCGCTCACGATCGCACCACCGGAGGTTGTGTTCAGTTTGCCCTGCTCGCCGCCACGCTTGCTCGCCCACCACGCGCGCTTTTGCGCGTGGGTGCCGCCGACGCACGCGAGGGCTTCGCAATCGAGCTGGCCGGTCATGGTGGTGAAGCTCGCGCCCGTCAGATCAATCGGCACCACGAGCGCGAAGGGAACCTGCCCGGTGCTGGCGGGCGGATAAACATCATTGAACCAGGACGGCGCGGCCAGGCCGTTGACGGTGTTATTCGTCTGGTATTGGATCACGACCTGCGGCGGAATGAGGTCGTAACGCGGCGTTAACTCGCTGTTAAAATGCTTGCGGCCGGCGCTGTCGGTGCCCTTGTAAGGCAGTGTCACCGGGCCGGGTGCGGTCGTGGTGGGAGCCGTCATGGCGGCGATGGCCGCGCGCGTGCGGACGTGGAGCTGTGGCGTCGCGGGTGAACCATCAATCCAGACCTTCGCGTCCGGAATCGGTTCGAGGCATTTCAGCAGCGCATCCCAAATGCTGATGGCTTTGACGTGACAATAGTTGATATACCAGCCGCTGTAATCAATCGTCCCCGCCGCGATCAGGATGCCGCAGGCCGCCGCATACGTCAGAATCTCGTTGATCTCCCATTGCACGGATTTAATGGACCACGGCGTCGTGATGTAGCTGTTGATGTCCATGAACAGCACCACACGGGCGGCCGGCACCGTGGTCGTCGTCACGCCGCCGCCGGAGGCAGCTACATTCTGCGTCCAGAGCTGCTGGAAGGTGGTGTTCTTCATCAACCAGATCGCATCGCCAAAATCCAGCAGGATGCCCTGGCGGTGGCCGTCTTTACGTCCGCGCTGCGTCATCAGGTAGCCGGTGAAGATGTAGCCGGAGCCATTCCACGCCGCGCCGTCGAATGTGCGGTTCTGTTTGATGATGATCTTGGCCTGGATCATGGCCGTGGCTGCCGCCACGCCGGCCTTGATCAGCGCCGGGTAATGCGGAAAAGGAATGCCACCTTCCGGGGCCGCGCCAGCCATGCGGAAACTGAAAACGGTTTCGCTGCGATCGCGCGTGCGGATGATGGGTTGCGCGTTCAGCCCCCAATCGGCGGCCGCCTGCTCCACGCCGTTGTAAGTGATCGTCCAGACGCTCATGCCATTTATGATTTACGATTACCGATTTATGATTTAGCCGCTCGTGCGGTTGCGACCATTCGCACCTTGCTGCGCCAGTTGCTTCAATTCCGCCGCCATGCGTTTTTGTTCGGCGGCGACGGCATCCAGTCCTTGCTGGTTTTTTTGGTGCAGTGCGAGATTCGCGGCGTGATATTCGCCCGAGGAGGCCTGCAATGGCGCGAGGTTCAATGATGCCGCCGTCGGCGCGGCCGCTGGTGGCGTGGCGGGATGGTTTTTCCGCCAGTCAGCTTCATCAAACGGTTTGGTGGCGGGATGGTTTTTCCGCCACTCCTCCAGATTGAATGGCTGCTCAGGCAAGAAAGGCTTTGCCACCTTCACCTGCTTCGGCGCCACCACTGGAATCTCACCAGTCTTCGCCACCTTCGCCGCCGGCGGCGGCGTCACCGGGATCTCGCCCGGCGTTTCAACTTTCACCGCCGCCGGTTTCTCCACCGCGATTTTTTGTGGAGCTTCAATTTCCACCTTCGGCGTCGCCACCTTCACCGCCGGCACCGGTTCCACTGGAATCTCACCAGTCTTCGCCACCTTCGCCGCCGGCGGCGGCGTCACCGGGATCTCGCCCGGCGTTTCAACTTTCGCTGCCGCCGGTTTCTCCACCGCGATTTTCTCCGGCGCAGCCACCTCCGCCTTCGGCGTCGCTGGTGAAACTGGCGCGGCTGGTGCCGGGACAGTTTTTATCGAAGCCAGTAAACTACTGATGAAGAAATTAGCCGCCGCTGCCAGTTGCGGTTCCGGCAATGCCGGGGCATCCGGTTTATTTATCTTCGTCGCCAGTTGGATGGTGGCTTCCCATTGCGCTTTAAGTCCGGCCACCAATTCGGGCAAGGCGGAGCTGTCGGCAGCCTTGGCCTCTTTGACCGCCGCAATCAAGGCCCGCGTGGTGGACTGTGATTCTGCCAGTCCGGTTTTGGTTTCCTCGGGCGTAGCGTGGCCGTCAATTATTTTCTGTTCAACTGTTTTGGTTTTTCCGAGGCCCTTTTCCAGCGTGGCGGCGAGGTCGAAAAATACTTCATCCTGCTTGGTCTTGACCGTGGCGTTTTCGGTGGGGCGATTAACCTTGAGGGCGCTGGTTAGCGCTGTGATTTCGCCGGACAACTTTGCTTGCGCGCCGGTAGTTTCGTCCGCTTTTTTGACCGCCGCCTCCATCGCGATTTTCAACGCGTTGAAATCCGGGTCAGATTTTACATCCGCCTCATACTGCGCACGACCAGCCCGGAGGTTGTTTAGTTCAACCGTGGCCTGTTGTGCATGATCCAGCGCGAACTTCACCTTGTCGGGCAAGGTGGCCATCAGATTTTTGATTTCACCCTCCAGCGTGACCTTTATTTCCGGTGTGAGCGCCCCGCCGCCGAAGATGGAAGGTGCGCGGCCCTTGTCAATGTAATCTCTCTGGAGCGCCTGGGCGTTGCGATAATTCGCATCCTTTTCCGCCGTAGCATTGGCATCATCAATGATTTTCTGCGCGGCCTTTTGCGCGGCGGCAATTTTATCAGCATCCCCAAAATCTTTGGCCGTCTTTTCGCGCTGCCCCTTTTCCGCCGTGTAGGTATCAGTCAACGCTTTTGCGTTCGCCTGGTCGCCGGGCACATCCAGTTTTTCCAGCGACCGTGTTTTGGTGACGACTTCCTGATCTTCAGCATTCTGTTTGGCCTTGGTGCCATCGGCGATGGATTTGCGTTTAGCATCGGCGATGGCGACCTCGCCGGCCTCCGGCGTGATTTTTCCACGGGCGACCTGTGCCCGGATACGCGCCTGCGCCAGGGCTTCCTCGGCGGTCGCTTGCGCTGTCCGCGCTTCATTGATGGATTTTTGCAGGGCGAGCTGCGCGGTCAGTTCGGCGGTGACATTGTGTTCACCGCCGGCGATGTCGTCCAAGTGCGCGGCGTATTCCTGCGCGGCGGCGGCGGCTTCCCGCAAAATTTCCTGTTTAGCATGGATGCCTTCCAGAAAAGCCGGCTCGGCGGCTTTCTCCGCCATGTCGTCCAGCTCTTTATTAACCTCCTTGATGTGCTCCTTCATCAGCACAAACAAGCCGATGGCGGCGGCGACAGTGCCGGCGACCGGGTGCATGGCCACGCGGAGCGCTTCGCCCAGCAACGGACTGATGCGCGTGACCTCGTGGATGACCCGGTGCATCTCACGGCCTTGGCCATGGAATAGCTGGATTTTTTCGGCGGCGTGCTCTGACTCTTTGCCCAATCCTTCCGTGGCTTTGGCCGCTTCCGTGGTGGTATGGCCAGTCTGCGCCAGCTCGGCGTTCGCGGCCTGGACATCTTCCTTGCCGGTCACGCCCATGTCGATGAGCAGCTTTAAGATTTTATCGGCATCGGGCATGGCAGGTTTTTAATTTACGATTTACGTTCACCGCATAACCAGGTCACTGAACTCAGAAAGTTTTCAGATAATCGTGGTGCGCCTTTAAGGTGCCACCGAGGTTGCGGAGGCGGGAGGCGTCCATCGTCACCTTGTAATCTTGCCGGTCCAGCGCCGTCTGAAATTTTTTACTGCGCGATACGTTGCCGTTAATCATGGTGCCCGCCGCCAACGCGGCCGCGATGACCGGCTTCAGTTTGAGGCGTTGGATCGGACTCATGACGTGGTTATTTCAAAAGCCAGACGGTGTTTGACCGCACGAAAAATTGCCCGTTCGTCGTCGAACAAAACGAACCGCTCGGCGCGCTGATGGCCGGCGTGTTGTTCGTCTTCAAATAAAACCAGACCACGCCGCCATTGGTGATGATACCGGCAATGGAGTTGATTTGATTGGTGATGGTGGGAAGGCTGTATGCCGGAACAGTGCCCGTGGTCAGGCTGCTGGCGTTGAGCGCATAGATATTGTTCCCATTTCCATAAAGGTTGCCAGCAGCGTCGGCAATGATGGCACCGCCTGCGGTATAAACACCGCTGTTGTTTGCCAAAGCCCAGCCATTTGGATAATAGATCGTGCCGGCGGAATCCATGAACACGCTGCCATCGTAATGGTGTAGACTTCCATCCATCGCCTTGTATAAAGCCACGTTGGGGCCACCATCGGTAAGCGACTCGTCGTAATATATTGATCCATCCGCACCCAAAAACGGAGTGCCATCGGCAAAATTGACGATCCCTGTCAAAACCACATTCGTTCCGCTCGCGTTATTAATGTTGGTGGTCGCCCACGGAACCGCATTGGTGCCGTCGCGGCCCGGCGCTCCGTTGGTTCCGTTTATGCCGTTCACCGGCGGCGGCGTGTAGTTATATGTCGGCAGCGTGGTGCCCGGCGTAGTCAGCCGCAACGCGTTCAACACCACGGGCGCATTCGACACGGAAATACGCCAGGGCGTGCGGGCGTCCGGGAAGATCACCAGGTAATCATTCGGCGTGAGTTCCACGATGGGATTCGTGACGCCCGTCGGCGTGACGCTTTGATAACTGCCCACAAAGACGTTCGTGTTGTCCGTGATCAACGGCCGGACAGCGTTCACCTGAAAACTTTTGGTGTAGGCGGTGTGCCCGAACATCGTGGTGAGCGGAAACTCGACGAGCGTGCAAAAAGCAGAAATTGAAAAGCTAAAAGCTAAAACGCTGACAAGCTGACACACTGACAGCCAGCGACGGGAGTTTGTTTGTAGTTTCATATTTCAGTGTTTCAGCGTGTCAGTTTTCAGAATTTACCTTTGCTGGTAATTGACCGTGTTGGTGCCGAACGTGACGGTGAGGTTGGTGACCACGCCGCTCGCGTTGGTGATGCTGCTGACACCGGAGACATAGATGATCGTGTTCGTCGCCGGGCTGTTGGTGGCGGGCGCGAAGCCGGTCCAGTTCGTCACCAGGCTGTAGCCGTTCAAGTAAGTGCCGGAAATCACCGGCACGTTCGTCACATACGTCGCGAGGGGCAGGACGTTGGTGGTATTCGGGATGTTGGCGTAAAAGGTGGTGTTGAGGCTGGCGATCTGGAACCGGTAGCCGTTCGGTGAAACCGCGTTGGACACATAGCCGTTGGTCGTGGGCGTGAGCGTGATGGTCTGCAAGCCGTAGAACATGTTCGTGCCGACCACCGTCCAGGTGTTCGCGGCCGGATACGCCTGCCCGGTGATGACATTGGTCTGTGGCGTGCCGTCGGCGTTGTAGAAATACTGGTAGAACGACGTCAGGGCGTGGCCGGAAAACGGAAAGCAGAAAGCAGAAAGCAGCAACCAGACCGCCAGCAGACGTTTCCAAATCGTAAATCGTAAATCGTAAATCATAAATGTTAGAAGGGGGAATCTTTGGTGATGAGGCCGCCGTCGAACTGGTAATCAAAGGCCGGCGCGACGCCGAGGTCTTCAAAACGGTTTTCGATGCCCTTGACGGCCGTGTTGAGCAGCCAGCGCGTGGCGGTCGTGCTCACGCCCGTCACCTTGATCTGCAAGATGCCGGTGGTGGGAAAGCTCGCCGGCTGGTCGAGCGCAAAAATAAACGCGGCCTCCGGATCGGGAAATTTGACCGCGCTGAAATCCACGTCCCGGCGCACCCGCAAATCCAGGATGTTCCGCCAGTTCGCGAAGTCCTGGGCCAGCGCCGCCGCGCCGCTGCCGAGCGCGGTGGCGAGCTGTTCCAGGCTGATGATGCGCTGATGGTTGAACTTGACGTTCAGCTCCGCGAGCGAGCGGCTGCTGGCGCACAGCAAAATGCCGTCCGCCAGCAGCGCCCCGTCCGGAATGAACGTCAGTTGCAACATGGCTCACTTATTTCGCAGCGGGCGGGGCGGGCGCTTTCGGCGCGGGCGTGGCCGGCGCGCTGGCGGCGAGCTTCTTGGCGGCGGTCGTCGCGGGCGAGTCCTGGACCGAGAACGCATTCAACATGTCAATCTCGCTGTTGAAGGCTTGTTCCCACGTCGGGAAATCGGCGCTGTCAAAACCGCTGGCCTTGAACTCGGCGAGCTTGGTGGTTTGCTGGGTCAGGGCGTCATCGGCCTCGAAGGCTTTTTGCCCGGCATTGCGGGCGCTGATGACGAGGTCGGCTAAGGTGGCGTTTTTCATATTTGTTTTTTGGTTGGTGTTTTAGTTTTTCAGTATTTCAGATTTCAGCGTTTGGGATCAGGCGATCGGCGTGGTGAAATACGCGCCGCGCACGCCGGAGGTCAGCACCGGCAACGCTTCCCAGGCGACTTCGCCTTCGCGCAACTGCTCGATGCCGTTCACCAGCTTGCTCTTGATGAGCTGGCCGAGCGGGAACGTGAGATAGACCTTGGCATCCGCGCCGGTCACCGTGACCGCCGCCGCCTTGGCCGCACCGCTCGCGCCGCGCACGGCGCCGGAACCCTGGATCTGGAGCTGCGTGTCAATCTGCGCGCGTGTGATCCCGATCGGGATGCCGCGCAATATGCCGCCCACGGATTTGATGCGCTTATTGAACAGGCCGTGCACCGCGACGTTGTCGTCCACGAATTCAATCTTCGGCTCGAACACCAGGCCGTCATAGAAGTCGAGGCCGGACCAGCCAGAGAACGCGCCCCAGGTGACCGTGTAATCCTGCGTGATGATGCCGGCGGTGGTCATCGTCGCGTCGGTGAAGGTGCCGCCGCTGTTCGCAAAGGTGCGCAGCGAATTCGCCGTGGCCCACGGATCGGATGCGCCAGTGGTGGTGCCGCGCAGGCAGAGCAGCTTGAGCTGGCCGAGCAGGGTTTTGAGCGGATGAAAAATCATCTGTGGCATCTGGACCAGCGCGGCGCTTTTGTGCGTGTCCAATGAAGCGTCGTTGCCGTGGACGACCGCCGGCACATCCGTGTCGTTGAAGATGCCCGCGCCGAGGGTCGGGTTGCGATACGCGCTGGGATAAAGCACGGCGGCGATCGCGGTGGTCATGCGGCCGTCGGGCGTGAGGGTGATCTCGTCGTAGGCTTCCGCATCGCGATTGTCGAGCGGCCCCATGCCGGCCGCGCCCACCTTGACCTGGTTATAGACCAGGTCGGTGTCAATCGTGGTGTCTTGTTTCGAGTAGAGGTTGATGCTGTTGTAGGCCAGCCGGCCGGGGACGCGATTTAATTGGCTGCGTGTCATAGTTTATTTTTGGTTGATGGTTGTGGTTTGGCTTAGACGAAATTTTTGGCGGCGGTGTCGCTCGCGATCTGGCCGTCGCCCACGCCAAAGGCGCGCGCGCGGAACAGGCACGCGGCGGCGATGGCCACCGGGGCGGAATAAAGCACGGCCGACGGATTGCCCTCCCACGGATGCGACCCGTCGAGCGTGTAATAGATTTTGGCGGCGCTGGCCTGCACCACGGTCGCCAGCGGCGAGCCGGAATTGATCTGGTAGCGGATGTCGCTCAATTGCGTGACGTCACCGGCCACGGTGATCTGCGGCCGGTTGAGCCGGCGCATGGGCGCGTCGTCCGCCTCGGTCGCGGTGAACTCCACGTTGCCGATGCGCAACGCCTTGTTCAGGTCATCGGTGAACTCGGTGATCACCGGCGTCGCCGGCACCAGGCTGTTGGTGAAACCGACCGGCGTGTAAAGCTTCAGGATTTTTTCCGCGCGCGCGGCGTAGATGCGGATCGGAATATCCGTGCCCTGCTTGGACTGATTGATGTTCACGTTCTCGCAGAACTGGATCGTGAGCCACAGTTTCAGCGGGCCGCCGGGGATGTTCGGGTTCTCGTCTTCGGCGCGTTCCACCGGCAGCACCAGAAAGCCGACGCCGAGTTTGCCGTCGCGGCCGGGGCCGACCACTTTGGCGATCTTGGTGTTGATGTTCGATTGCGTATCGCCCGGCTCAATGGCGACGCCGAGGCGCTGGCCGATCAAGTCATCAGCGGAGAGCAGTCCGAGGATGTCCGCCTGCAACAGCGGCCACATATCCTGGTATTGAAGCGCGTCGCTCAATTGTCACCTCCTGCCGGGCCGAGCACGGCGGAAAGCGCAGTTGTCAGATATTGCTCGTCGCCGGGCAGCACGTCGCGGTTGCCGGCCTGCGTGACGCTGCGCACGAGCTTGAACAGAAAACTGATGTCAGTGCGAATGCGGCGTCCGGCGTTGCCGCCGAGGCGGTGACCGATCACCGTGTGCCCGGTCTTTTCGGAAATCGCCTCGGCGCGCTGGCAGAGATACGCGCCCCTGACGGTCTTCAATAAAAACAGATTTGGAAAATCGCTGGGCACATGGCCGTAAGAAATCGGCGAGATCGGGATGGCGAGCCGGTCCACCGTCTGCGGTGTGATGGTGCCGCCGAACACGCGCAGGCCGAGGCCGACCTGCCGGCCGTTGACGACCGCCGGGAGGATCGTGACCGCCACGCCGTTCGGTTGCGGCAGCCAGCGGACGTTGCGCGCAAACTTTTCGTAGAAGCGCGTCGAGGGATAACCCTTCACATTGCCACCCAATCCAGCCAGGTGCGTCTCGGTGAGTTCCGCCACCTTGGGGCCGACGCGGGCCGCGAAGCGTTCCGGCGTTAGCTCCGCCATCTGCTCGCGCAGCGCGGGCGTGGCGGTGTCGGAAACGATGCGGATGGAAACGCCGGCCCTCATGCGGCCACCTCCGCGAATAATTTACCCAGGTCGAACCGCGCCGGTTTCGCTTCCTCAGCCTCACCGATGAGTCCGAGTTCAACGGCGTCGGCGCGGCTGACGACGTAAGTCATGTAGCCGCTGTTGAACGCGAACGGCGGAAAGGGATTGCCCAAGGCATCGTCGCGCAGGTTGCCGAGCTGGTTCCAGATATCGGAGGACTTCAACGCCACCATGCGGCCGGCGTCGAAGGCATCCTGCATCGCGGCCTTCTGGTCGTCGTCATCCGCGCACGCATCGAGCGCCTCCTGCCAGCGGCCGTTGTCGGTGTCCCAGGCGTCTTCGGGAACTTCCACCACCGTCTTGCCTTCGCGCTTCAGGCCGCGTGGCAAGGAACGGTTAAACATCCGTTTAAGTTCGAGCGCGGGATATTCATCGAGCACTTCGGGCGAAAGATTCTGGTTCAGGAACCGGCCCGCACCGCTGGAAACTTCCTGGGCGACGTGGAGGGAAAATTTAATCTGGTCCGCGATGCCCTCGCTGCCGACGGCGCGCGTCAGATCGGCAATGACGCCGCGCATCTGTTCAGGCGCGACCTGGCTTTGCGCGGTCTGGATTTTGGAATTGTAGTCCGCGAAGATTTTATCAATGACGCGCTGCCCGACTTCGCCGGCATATTTTTGCAGCGATTTTTGCAGCAGCGCGATCTGCTGCGCCGACAGCCCACGCGGCAGCTTGCCGGCCTTCTGCAAGGCGGCGATCGCTTCGGCGTAACTGGCTGGCGCGGCTAAAAGCATATCAAATCAATCCCTCCGTTTTTTTGGCGCTGGCGTGGCGGCGGCCGGCCTTGAAGGTCACACCCTGGCTCACCTGCATCTCTTCTGAACTCGGCAGCGGATTGTCCGGCTGCTCGATCACGTCATCGCCGCTGGCGATGCGGTTCAGGTTCCGCTCGTGCGTCACGAGCTGGGCGCGCTCGTCGTCGGACAAATCCTGTTCGATGGAAATCTTCAGCTTCGCGATGATCAGATCGACCGCGAGGTTCTTGAGGCCGGTGGGGATGGCCGTCACGTCCACGTCCAGGCGGTTGCGCGGGCAGCTCGCGATCTTGCGGCGGATGTCGTCCACGACGCCCTGGATGATTCCCGGCGAGCGCGCCGTCTGGTTGTCGGCGAGCGCGGCCGTGTCGCAGGCGTCCACGAGCGCCGCGATCTTCGCGTCATACAAGTTCGCCAGCGTGATGGGAATCCAGTTGGGCATTTGATTTGGTGGCGGCGGCGCGTCCTAGGTTTCGCGCCGCCGCCCGGTGTCGGTTATGGGTAAACGCTGAAGAACGTGTTCGTCGGATCGAAGAACAGCGTGGACAGGTGGTTGTTCGTGACCGTGGTGAACTGCACCAGGTCAATGTTGTCGGCAAACGTCGGCGGGATGTTTGTGCTGTAGAACACCTCCGTCGTGCCGCTGTTGGCCACGTTGATGGCCATCGGCGCATACTGGCCGGTGGTGATCCAGTTCGTGATGACCGTGCCGCCGACCGTATGGCGGGCGGCAAACCGGAGCGTCATGCACACGTTCGAACCGCTGGCGTTCGTGCAATAGAAGCCGGCGTTGAACGCAAACCCGCGTCCGCGCCAGATTTGCACCGGCGGGGCGCTGATGCTGACACTGGTGGCGGTGAGGATGTTCGATGCCCCGTTGGCGATGCCAAACCCGACGCTGTTCGTCAGGGGATAGATTTTCAACGGGATGGCTTGCTGCGCGCCGGCGGAGCCGGCACCCAACATGAGGACACTGGCGGTAGCCAGCGGTGCGAACAGGCGCGTGGCGCCAGCTTTAAGTTTTTCGATTAAGTTTTTCATGGTCGTTTAATTTGGAATTAAAGGTTGGTTAAATGGGGGCGGCGTTTCCGCCGCCCCCGATGCTTCAGCCGTTCGCGATGGTGAGCTGGCGGATGCCGCCCGCATAGGTGATCACGATCTTCTCGTAGAACTCGACCGTGACGGCCACGAGCTTCGTGCTGATCTGCTGGACATACACGCGGAACAAGCCGCCGCCCTGCTCGCCGTCGAAGTTCGAGACGAAGCGTTTGATGTTGGACGGATCTTCCGTGTCCACGTTGTCCTGGGCGTAGAAGGAATAAACCTTTGAGCCGAGGATTTCCGATTTGGCGGACGCGCCGGACTGGTAGCGTTCGCGGGAGACATAGACCTTGTCCACGCCGAGCGCCGCCGCCAGCGCGGCTTCAGGATTCGTCCCGTAGCCGAGGTAGCCGGCGGGATTGTTCTGCGCGCCGTAAGCCTGCTGGCGATACAGCGCCGCCGTGTCGCCGAACGCGATCCGGTTGTTGCGGATGCCGGTGATGTTCGTCTGCGTGACGAGATCAGCGGCGATGTCCATGTCCGGGTTGACGGGGATCACACCGGGATTCACCGGCTGCGCCGCCCACACCAGGTTGTTGTTCACGGCGGCGGCCGCGATGGCCGCGAGCGCGCGGCGATAGCTGTTGCGATACAGCCGGCGCGTGAGCTTAGCCACGGCGTTCTGCTGCCAGCCCGGCACCTGGCCGGCCCCGACGCCGGTGTTCGCGACGTTGTCCAGGTCAACGATCAACGTGAGACCACGGTTGAGCGTTTTGTCCGTCACGTCCGTGCCGGTGTATTTCACGGCCTTGAAGTCGGCCCCTATCGCGCGCTGGTCGTCCACAAGTTCGGACATGAACTCCTCGGCGTTGTTCGCCGCCTTCCACTCGAACCGGCGGCCGACCGGAACGGCGGGGGCGAAGAACTGAAGCGTGGCTTCAATGTCATTCGGATCACGCCAGCCGGTGGTGAAGTTCGTCAGCGGCTCGCTGTAATACGTTTCGAGGAACTGCGAATCGTTGGCGAAGATCGCCGCGAGACGCGGGTTCGTGTTCATGAAGCCGGACAGGCGTTCATCGTAGTTGCTGGGGTGGTAGGAGCCTTCGTTGGCGAAGAACACCTGGCCGGCCCGGTAGCCCTGGCCGCGATCCGCACCCACGATGGGATGCTGGCTGTCGCGTTCGTTGGCGAACTGCGGCAAGGTGACCTTGCCGAACGTGGGCAGCGCGCCGGCCATCGCCAGGGCTGCCGTTAATTTGAGGTTCTTTTTCATTTTAATTTTCAGTTGATGTTTTGGTTGAGGGTTGATCAGAACGAGACCTTGCTCGGCACGTCGTGCACGAAGGTGATCGCGTCGCCGGCCGCCGAGCTGGTGTCGGTGCCGAAGAGCGCCTTGCCGAAGATGCCCGCGTCGCCGGTCGTGGCCTTGGTGGCCTGGCCCGCTGCGCCGGCTTTCATGTAGTCGCCGTTGGCGATGGTGCCGTCCGTCTGCACCCGCAACATGCCGGGCTTGCAACCGAACAACTGGATGGCGATCGGCATCGCCGCTTCCGCCTGGTCGTTCGAGACGCCGATGGCGACATCATTCAACCCGGCGATCGCGACGTGGTCGGCGTCCGTCCCGATCTTGTAGATCAGGTAACGGCCGCTGGTCGCAGCGTCGGCGACGTAGGTTTTGACGCCGCCTTCAAACGTGCCTTCCCCGATGTTGGCGAACATCACGCGGCCTTGCGGCGCGCGGGTGAAGCCCATCGCGTGGAAGATCCGTTCGAGCAGCAGCGGGGCGAGCCAGACCTTGCGCATGTGACGGCGGAAGAATTTCCGGTTCGCGTTGCCGATGACCGGACGACGCGGAGATTGATTGGCCTTTTGGATGTTTGCGACCGCCAAGGCGAACATGGCGACCACAACCGCGACGAGCGCGACAACGAGTAACAGTGCGTTCAGTTTCATTTTCGTATTTTCGTTTGTTGTTTGTTTTGGTTGTGCCCGGCTGCGCCGTGAGGCGCAGCATGGCGGTGATTATTTTTTCTTGGCCGGCTTCGACTTGTTGCCGTGTTCTTCCTGGTGCTGGATCGCGATGAGCGCCTGCACGCGGTTCAGCGCCCCGCCGGACTCGGAGATTTTCCGGGCGATGGCCGATTCCAGTTTTTGCACGTTGGTCTCCGGCGGGGTCTCCTTCAATTGCTCAACGCGCTCTTTGAGTTCGCCGATCTGGTCCAGATGGGCATGGATCGCGGTTTCAATTTCTTCGATCGAGGCGTCGGGTTTCAGGCCGAGCCGTTTCAATAATGCTTCGTTCATGATTTTAATAATGGTTCAGGTTGCGGTTGGTAACGGTTCAGCCTTTCTTCGGCATCTTGATCTCCACCGACTTCATCCCCTCGAACAGCGCGGGGTGGCGGCGCTGCGCCTCGTTGTAGATCGCGGTGTGGTGCGTCTTGCGGCTCAACTTCAATTCCTTGGCCACGGCGTCCATCACCTCGTTGGCGAAGGTCGCGCGGTTCGTCGGATCGGAGATGTCCACCTGTTCGGTGCGGCCGCCGCGCTGGAGCGAGATGGACGTGGTTTTCACTTTCGGCGCGAGCGCCCGGAGCGCGGTGCGCTCGTTGGCAAACTGCGCCGCGACTTTCAAGCGGCCTTCCCAGGTGGTCTGCTCGGCGGCGGTGATGCGGCCGGTGGTCAGCGCCAGCGCCAGCTCGTCGCCGATGCGCGCGGTGCGCTCGTTGGCGAACATTGTCAGCGCGTCCGTCAGGTCGGTGTTCAGCTTCGTGACCTTCTCTTCGATCTGCGTGACGGTCGCCGCGACGTCGGTGATCTCCGCCTCGTTGGCGAACTGGATCTTCACCGCCGCGCACAGGCCGAGCAGTTTTTTCTTGAGGCCCGTCGTGGCGGTTTCCCACGCGGTGCGTTCATTCGCGAAGGTCGCGACTTTGGTTTCCATCTCGGTGATGGCCGTTTCCATTTCCGCTTCGGTCGGTTCAGCGGCGTTGGCGAACTGCGGTTTCATTGCGAGCGCTGCGAAGAGCGCGATTAGCTTTTTCTTCATTGTATTATTTTGGTTGTGGTTTTTGTTGGCTGCCTCGGCGGGAGCTTCGGCGAGAGTGTCGTCGGAATTAAAAAAGTGGACCGGTAGATGCGGATGGTTCGTCAGGCCGGCGCTGAAAATCTTGGTGGGGCGGAAGACCGGCACGCCGTTGAGATCGCCGCAGGGTTCGCTCTCGCCGAGATCGCCGCTGAACGCCTTCAGCCGTTTCGCCGGGTCAGCGTTCTCCACGAGGTCGCTGCCTTCGTTGGTGAACACCGGCATCCCGTATAGGCCGTCCGCGCGCACTTCCAGTTCGGCGAACACGCCCTTCGGCTCCTTGTCCGGATAAAATTTTCCAAGGCCGGGGACGTGCGGGTGCCCGACGTAGATGTTGCAGCCCTTCAGGAATTTTCGGAACCCGCGCCGGTCATTGTGGAAGCCGGCGACCATCGCCTCCGCGCCCGCCTTATCAATGCGCTGGATGGCTGGTTGCTTTTTCATCCCGCCTTTGCCGTCCGGGAACAGGGCCGGCGAGGGATGATCTCCGAACGGCGCGATCATGGCCCAGCCGTCCGCGCCGATGCTGATCTCATTACAGAAGCCGACCAGCGCCACTTCCGTGGACTCGTTGGCGAACATGACGAACTTGGTTTTCATGATTTGGTTTTTTCCGCAATCCCGTTGGCGAGATTCGCCGCGAGGATTTTGTAGATGGCGTTGGCCACGGCCGGATCGTGGTCGAGATTCTTTTTCAGCGCCGCCAGGTCATCGAGGATTGTGGCGAGCTTTTGCTTCTGCATGGCCGCGTCGTCGATCTGCGCGACGGCCGCGAGCCGTTCGTTGATGGATTGGAAATCCGCCAGCACGGCCTCGACGAGCAACGCCTGGCTGTTTTCGTTGAGGGTGGACGTGTTGGAAAATTCCGGGTTCTTGTCCGTTTCGCCCGGCGGAACTTCCTTGCCTGGCGTAGTGGCCGGCGCAGTGACTTCCACCACGTCTTCATCTGGCTTGGGCAGCGGGCGCGAGTAGCGTTCCATCATCGTCTGCAAGCCGAGCAGGCCGCGACCATCCTTGTCGGTCAGCGTGGAGAGGAACGTGTCCACCGCGAGATCGTCCTGGATGTTGCGGCGGGGCGTCGTGCGCAGTTTGATATAGGCGAGCGCCGGGGCGTCCGGGCCAAATTTCCAAGCGAGGGCGTATTTAGTCACCTTGCTTTCGAGCGTCTCCTCCAGATTCTTCGCATCGTCGGTTTCCAGAATTTCCGATTCATCTTCCTGAAGACTTGCGCCAGTGCCGTGCGCGCTGCTCGTGGTGCCGAGGTCAGCCCCGCGCCAGAGCTGCGTGATGGCCCGGTCGAAGATGGCGAGAAAATCCTTGAAGCCGGCCTCGCCGTTGGCCTTGGCCTCGACGAGCGTCAGGTCGGCGTTGCGGTTGGTGACCGCGCTCCATTCCTGCGCGAAGTCCTGGACGGCGGAAACAAAATCATTCCACTCGGGTGAATCCTTGGCCGCATCCGTTTTGCCGTGGATGCCCGGCATCCCGAACTTGTCCAGGAACGCGAGGGCGGACTTCAGCACCAGCGACTTCATCAGATGGACGACGCTGCACGCCTCCATGATGCCGTCGCCGCAGGTGACCATCCATTCACCCGGCAACATCTCGTTGCCGTAGATCTGAAACTCGCTGGGCAGGAACCGCAGCTTCCCGCGCGTGCCTTCAAACCACCAGATGGGGCAGAAGATGAATTTCGCAGTGAGCGTGCCGTCTGGCAGCGGCTGCCAGATGATTTCGTGGATGGCGTAGTATTTGCCGACCGCATCCATCATCTGCCGAACCAGCAGCGAGAAGCCGCCCTCTTCATCCGGGTTGAGCGCGGTGGTCGCGCTGGCGTTGCCGTAAAACTGGTTGAGAAAATCTTTCTGCGCCTGCGCGAGCGGCTGCTGGCTTTCCTGCACGTCGTCACGGATCAGGATGTCGTAACCGTGCCGGGCGACACTCTTCAACCGCTTGGGCCGGCAAATCTGCAACTGATAGTCGCGGCGCTCCATCGTGTCCCAGGCCATGCCCGCGCCCCGGAAGAAACCAAGCCGCCACTGGTCGAGATGATTGACGAGCTTCTCAAACGTCAAACCCTTGATCGGATTGTTACGCATCCTCACCGAGGTCGTGACCCGGCCGGGTGTGATGCTGGCATCCGGCTCCTCAGTATATTGGCCGGGCCGGTTCCGGGGTTTGCGGAAATAATCTGACTGGTCGGGCGATGCCTTGCCGGCCTGGCTGGTGGCCGGGCGCTGGGCACCCCCCCGCGATTCCTTGGAAGAGTTGCCAAGCTTGGGGTTGGTCGGCAGCTCATTGGAGACCACGTTGGCGAACCGGCGTTGCTCTCTCGGCGAGAGCTTCTGGAAGCCGGCCACCACCCGCGCCAACTTCGGCTCAAGTTGTCCACCGGCCAGACGGGAACCCTTTTGAGCGGTTTTAGCCATGATGACCTCCGAAGATTCCGGTCGGTGCAGCGCATTGCAGCACCACTGGCGGGTTTTTGGACGCCTGCGCTCCGAAGTCCGGCTGCCGGACGGCGGCAAACGTCCTGCGGGCAGGCGGCAGCGGTCTGGCAGCGGGGGATGTAAGGCGGTTACTCATCCCATGATCCCTTTCCCACGACCAAGGCCAGTCCGACCCGGTAAATTGATTTTGGTGAAGGCAAATTTGCCGGTGCCGCTGCCGGCACCACAGACCTCCGCTAGTCCGCTATAAGCATTCGCCAGCAAAAAATGGTTGTCGCATTTGTCAACGTAGTCACCCAGCTCGCCGGTTTTCTCTTCCTTGGCGCGCTGGCTGCCGGTCAGAAGATGCTCGTCGAGGGTTTCCAGTATGCCGGGCGCACCGGGTGTCCGGTGCGGCAGGCGCATGACCGGCTGCTGCCGCACGCTGCGCTTGCCGGCGATGCTCACGACCTCGATGACGTTTTCCGCAGGGGTTAAAAATTCCTTAACCACTCGATCAATGGACTCAAAACGGTTGCAGGCGATGTAGGGCACAAACTTTTTCTGGCCGCCCTGATCAAACTCAACCGCGCCCTGCTCGATGCCCATGCCGAGTTGCTTTTTAGAAAATCGCACGACCGCGCATTTGAGGCCGCGCCATTCCTGCCGGTTTCCGTCCCAGGATAATTTGCCGCAGGCGAAGCTGGAGTCCTTCGATTTGAAGTCCACACGCGGCCAGCGTTCCAAGGTGTCGAGGCCGTTCAGGATGAGCGCCAGCGTGCGGGCTTCATCCACGGCTGGATTCTCGTCAATCATCAATGCCGAGATGCCGCGTGCCTCGCAGAGCAGCCGCACGCGGGCGACCATGTCGCCGAGCGCGATCTTGTCCACCGCCACGCAGCGCTTTTCCGCCGGGCTGTGGATCTCGCGAGTGTAAAGCCAGCAGCGGCCACCAGTGTCGAGACCAGCCACGCGGATTTTTTCCGGCGTGGTCTGGCCGAAGTTGAACGGCGAAACACTCCGGGCGCGGTTGAGGATTTGCGGCGAGAGACTTTGCGCGGCGCTCTTGGGCATCGCCTTGCGATCGCAACAGAACGCGATCATCTCCTCGTCATCCATCACGGCGCGCGTCCAGTGCGCCACGATCTGTGCCAGGTCAATGGCCGGCGTGCCGATCTGCGCCACCCGGAGCGACCAGCGTCGTTGCTTGATCCGTTCCGGCATCCGGTAGTGAACCGCCGTCATGTGCGCGTCGAGTTCCACACCCGTCTCCGGGTGCGCGTAATAATATATGGCGTCCGGTGTATAGACGGCGGCGACCTCGGTTGAGCCGGCGCGGCGGAAATCCCCCTCGTAAGTCAGGCGCGGATCGTTGGGCGACGGCTTCGCGCCGAGCTGCACCCGGCAAATCTGCGGCCAGTTTTCCTCCGGGTTGATCCAGCCCGCCGGCACGGCGGAAACCACGACGCAGGTTTCATCCGCTTTTTCTGTGATGAGCTTCGCGGGAATTTTTGCACCGACCGGCCCGATCAATTTCACGCCCTGGCTGCCGGCCTCAAACTGCTTGTTCTGGCCCGCGCCGTGAACGCGCATCGTGCCGACCACGATCTGCAACCGGAGCTGCGAGGCCGTCATACGACCGGAGAGGAACTTCGCGTTCGCGCGCGGGATGTCATCTTCCTCGTCGCGGATTACCACGTCGGCGCTGAAGGTGGTCGGAACTTTTTTCAGGCCGCGAAACATTCCTGACGCCTTGCGCTTGCCGTCGGTCACGATGAACGCGCCCTTCGTGTTCACCGATTTGCCGGACTTGTTCACGGCCTTGCCGATCTGCGTCATCTGCGCGAGCCAGCCGATGTTGTCCAGGACGACGGGCCGGAACTTCATGTCCACGATGCCGTCGGCCAGACCATCATCCGGGAGATAAACACCCACATTCAAAAATCGCTGCGACGTGATGTAGGCGGCGAGATAGAGTTCAAGGATCGTCTTGCCGAACTGCGCGCCACCGCAGAGTGCGAAGGTGGAATCCTTCAACGGCACGCCGGTGTCACTACCGAGGATTTCGTCGAGCACCCGGCACGCTTCAAAAAGGATCTCGCGACCGAAGAATGAAAATGGATCGAACTCGCCCGCGCGTTTGAAATCAGACGTCGGCACTTTGGCCTGCTGCAACAGGAAATCGCGGAAGTGACGGATCTCCGGGATGGACATCGCGCGCAGTTCAGTGGCGGCATCAATTTGGGCGAAGGCGTCTTTCATTTGGTCGCTGCCTTCACCTCGGCCTTGAACGTCTCGTAAGCTGCCTGCGCTTTGGGATTGCCCTTGATATGCGTCGCCAGCTCCGCGAGGCCGGATTCCAGTTTCGTCCGCAGACCTTCCTTGAACTTCTCCTGGTCGAACTTCAGCGCCTGCTCGGCGATGTCCGATTTGCGCGCCGCCAGCCCCAGCTTGAAGTTGCCGGTCGCCAACGTCTCGAAATACGCCTGCCGCAACACTTCCTCCCGCACCTGGTCCAGCGTCCAGTCCGGATGCTCCGTGTGGATGCGCCGCATGTTCTCCTCCACCCGCTCCGCCTGCGCATCCCGCAAATCCTGATCCGCCAGCCAGTCCCGGAACTTCGTCAGCTTGGAATCGCTCGGCAGCTTCACTGAAAATTTCTTGGCCAGTTCCGCCCGCAAATCCGACTGCTTGCACGCCGAGGAAAATTGCTCCCGCCAGTAATCCCGCACGGCCTCGGGCGAACGCAGCCAGACGGCCTTGAGTTGCTGCATGGCCGTCTCCGGCTGGCCGCTGTCCGTTCCGCGTGGTTTTGGTGACGTGCTCATTCATTACATCTCCAGTCTCGCCGCTTCGCCGGCGTCGCTGATGTTCCACAACACACCCTTGAATTTGGTTTTGATGCCGATGATTAGTTTTTTCTGGTCCAGTTCGGCCAGCACAGCGTCAAACTCCGCCGAGGGGCACAAGCTCAAGCCGCCGATCTCGCCGTGAATGGTCAGCGCGTGCTCCTGGCCGCCATCGATCTCGTGGAGGCGGCCGAGGATTTTTTTGGCAATGTAGGTTTCGCGCGTGGTCATGATTCGTTGCGGATACGGAGTTCAGTTTTGA